TATGCAAAATCAGTGTTAACCCCAATTGTGGAGGGAACTGACCATGAGCGAAGACATGCCACACGTTCAGACATAGAAGAATACAATAATAATTTGATCAATTTAGAAGAAGAAAGAATAAAACTGAAAAACGATAAGAACGTGACAGTTGACAGGTACATTAACGCTGAAGCTTATGATCAAACCCTGCAGGAATATGCCGCAACACACATGACTGAAGATAATTTGATTATAATGACTGACGTGATCTACTATATCCCTGATCGAGACCTATATACAATTTTCGCAAGATCAAGGGATGGAGTGGTGAGCATTGGTACATTACATATTCCGAAGCATGAGGACTTTGAAAGACATGCAATAACATTTCAATCCACAATGGGAGAAGAGATAGAAGGATTCGTAGAGGTAAAACCCAACACTGACACCAGCCCCGAAAGTAAAAACATAGAATTTAGGCGATCCAGATTTATTATGAAGACGAACGGAAATGATCACTACTACCAATCTGGACTTCGATTTATGGAATTGAATAGTAATGATGCAATGATAATCCCGCAACCTAGCAATCAAAATTACAACTTCGTACTAAAAATTGTGGCCATAAGGAAAATCGATACAAACGCAACCAATTACGTGTCATTCAAGATATACAAGCTAACCAATCCAAGTATACAAGACTTTTACAATAAACAATATGTAGATGAGTTCAACAAGCACGAGTTTATACGAATACAATACGAGGCACTCAGGACTAAACAAATAGCGGAGGATGAACAACACTGGCAACACACATTATCAGTAAGTCTAGGTGAATTGCAACGCTATACAAAAATGGTACCAAATCCCTATTATGTTAAAACATTAACCGATAGAATAAAATCTCTGTTAGTGAGTCAAGATCATGATGAGGTGAAGGAAGTTAAGAAAATCAACAACCAATACATAATATATAGGAGCACGGAAGGCTTCTTCAGATCCCCAATGTATAATAGGATTCAGCTTGACAATGACTGCACCAAGGTTAGTGCTCAATTAGTGAACAGAATATGTGTAAAGATAACTATAGCCCCAAAAGTAGATAGAACATTAATCAACACCCTCATCAACTATATTAACAACGAAGACAAGAACCTATCAATTGACGAAATAATAGCATTGTTAGTGCACTGTTTATCTGAAGTATACAACGCAGAAAGCAAGTTAACAATTGTCAACCAAATAGCAAGCACAAAGGAAATTAACGCACTGAAAAATAGTGAATATAAAATACTACCACGGGGATTTATAGATGCATTATTCAAACAACAATTATGGCAATACATCAAGTTTAAGGTAAAAACAAGTGTAGGAATGGGAGTAGACATGAGTAATAACCAAAACCAAATATTGGATTTTTAAATAGCCCTAACACTGAGGATTGTGGATTCACAAGACCACAATATCAAGGAGTTTCAGTTACAGACAACATAGAAAGACACGCACAAGCAATGATATACCCATTAGAATTCAAACATCCACATCCTAAATATAGTAATTACAATAGATTAATAGTATCAATAAATGACCGCCACTTAAAAGAATTGTATGATAAGAATAGGGGCATAATGGTTGATATAGGAAAAGATAGTTATGAGCAAAACCCATTAGACTTTATAAAAGTAAGAGATATAAAATGCAAATGTGACACTAAAATACTATATGAACAGTTATTTGGGGACATGACAGAACAGCAAGAAGAAGTAATGGCTTACAAAACATGCAAACACACAATTTATGCTGCAGCCAAGAGACAAATGAAGATGGCTCCCACGCCAGATCCCAAAATAGCAGATCACTTTATTAGTTATGCAAAGAAAATAATCGATGATGAAGTAGGTGAGGATCTCAACCAGTTTGGCTACTCGTATCAGCAATGGTATGACCACTTGGATAAGACAAAGCAAGATGATATGGACTTAGTGAGTCAGTACCTCAACAAACATACCGAAAACTTAACACCATCACAGATAAGAAGAATAGAGAGACTCAACTATGAAGGCATATGTAAAGTTGAATTACAGAAAACAGATGGAAAACCCAGAATGGTCTGCTCAATACCACTGCAAACAAAGTATATAATGGGACCGGTGTGCTGGAGATTGGAGGAAATATTTCAGGACAAATTCAGAGGTTATTGTGGAGGAAAGAACTTAACGCAGATGGCAGACATGGTAAATCACTACGCAGCATTAGGTTTCACACAGGTAGTAGAGGGCGATGGATCAGCATTCGACAATACACAAGATATAACGTTAAAACGAATTGATCATTACATATACAATAGAGTTAAGGATAAAATATACCACGTAGACAAGAATAGATTTATAAAAATAGCCACAGAACCGTACAAAACAATGGATGTAGTAGCGATGGACCAAGACTCTAAGAAGAAGAAGTTATTGTTCACTTATTCAATACTCGGCTCAGTTTTTTCAGGAGATGCTGATACCACATTATGTAACACAATAAGAATGGCACTGTACAATAGATACGTTAACGATATGGCAGGATTGGAATACGGGAAAGATTACGTGGCTTTCTCCAAAGGCGACGACTTCACAGTTATGTATAAACCATACATCAAGAGAGACTTCATAGAAAACGCATACTATAAATACTTTGTTAAGGCTATCACGGATGTAACCAAACCCGATACAAGAGTGTATGGACTAGGACAGGTATTAAAGATGTTAGACTTTGGAGATATATCTAGCCTTAAGTTTTGCAGCCTAAGAGCATGGTACAAAAATTCACATGAGATATTTCTAACACGGGATCCAAGCAAGTTCTATAGTCTATCAAAGTACTCAAGAAAAATAAAAACTTACAATAATTACCATGCAGCATTGTACTGCTTACAACAGGCGGAAGCCCTCATAGTTAATTACGCAGGCATAAACATATTCGAGACAATGGCACAGGCATACATGACAAAGGCAAAAGAATTTATGAAACACGCATCACCAACAGATCAGAAGTCATATAATAGGAAAGTTCAGCGACTAAACCACAGAATGCAAGTAATAATGAAGAGGAAAGTGTCACCACACGCGATGCAGGAATCAGAGGCGGAACAATTAGTTTACAATATCACGAAAAGGAACAGAGCATACAAGATGAGCGCAAGTTACTGGGATACAATGAAAGCAATAGAAAATACAAATACAATATTACCTACAAAAGAAGAAGCAGCACTGATCAATCAGCAAATAGAAGCAGAGTTCGCGACAGAAGAACTAAAATCAGTGTTAGGGCTGAAAAATTAGAATAATGAACACCAACAACAAACAAAACAATAACACCAACAAGAACAACAACATAAGAAGAAGGAGACGCT